CTTTGCAATCACCAATTTCTCATTTAATAAAATGGTATCTTGGTTTTCACCCTTCGGCGAAATCTTCGCTTCAGAAGTGTGACCAGGCTTGGGAAAGCCTGAAAATCCTGTGTAAGGTTAAACATAACCCAGACAGAGATTCCGTCCTATCAACCGACCTGGAGTCGGCTACGGACGCAATCCCTCCAGATGTCGCATTAGCGATCATGAAGGGATTTATTGTAGGGGCCGGGCTATCGCCTGAAGACCCTGCAATTGAGACATATCTCTCAACGATAGGTGAGAGACTTGTCTACCTTAGAGATATGGATGAATACGTCCATCTCAAAAGGGGAGTTTTAATGGGTGAGGCAATAGCCAAACCCGTCTTAACTATACTCAACCTATCGGTTGAGCATAAAGCGTTTTGTGACTATCTAAAGATAGTGGACAATCCGCTTGAACCCATGGGAATTCCCTATAGGGAATGGCATGGGTTTCACATCGCCGGCGATGACTTAATAGCTCATGGCCCACGACGTTACCTGGAGTTGATCACGGAAAACCATGAACGCTCAGGTTGCATCATCTCGAAAAGCAAACATGCTATTTCGAAGGTGATGGTAAGGTATACAGAACATATTCTGTATATCCCTAACCTCCGGAATGGAATACCATATAAGGAGGTTAACTCTAACCTTGAAAGGTCCTGTTGGACTGATTCGGTTAAAGTTCGCCTTTTTGAGAAGGGTCAATCGACCATGCTCAAGAAGGATGACAAGAATGTTGCCCTTGGTAAAGGCCAACAACTTGCGAGAACCCTTCAGTGGCAATCGCCACCTGACTGGGTTAAGATGTGCACAACACTATTTATCAATAGGATGGGCAATCTTCTTCCAAACCAAAGGAAATATCCCAGGTTATGGAATCAAATTAGGCTACCAGATTATCTGGGAGGCCTAGATTTAGTAAATCAGGAGGACATATATGAACTCTTAAACTCCTCTCCGTTACCGACGAAACATGCTATAGCACGGGCCCTATCGGGAGCGTCGATGACTGAAGTGAGGCGTTTGTTGAGTAAACTCAACTCAAACCCCACTGTGAGAGGCTCCGAAGCTTATAAGCTTAAAGCGGAGCTAATCTTAGATAGGCTACGTGAGGGGACATATCCCCTTGGCGGAGCCCATGAACTAATCACATGGAGATCTCTATGTGAAAAGTTTCCGGGCCTTGATGATGCTCGAGAGATCATATCAGCGGCTCGAAATGACGGAATCCTGGGATACCAGGAGTTCGCCATGAAGATGGCCAGGGGAGTACTCTTCTCTGACCTTCTTAAGGCAAAGGAAGGTCGAAGTAATAACTTCAACACCAAGCCTTACCAGGATCGTTACAGAGATATCTGGGACGACCTGATGAACCTCTGTGGAGACTTTGAAGTCCCGCCACAGGGGTTTAACAAAGTTGACCACCCAAATATGCGTGGAACACTTCGTTTCATCTTCTCAGACGGATATATCCGAACTCGGAAGACGAAATTACGTTCACCACTTGGTAAAGTTATGGACGTAATTGGAATGGAAAATCTCCACCTATCGGTGGAGAAACCAGCCTGCCTTCGTCAGGACCAATAGGTTCACCCGGAGGTTCGCCTACCCCAACTCAGACAACTTTGCGCAATTCTG